TGTCAATGTTCAAGTACTCAGCGCGAGCGCGCCCACCCTCGTAAATGTAACGATGGCTGAGCATGCAAAAGTCGTTCGCAGTGCCGGTGGTGTGGGAGCCTTTCTTAGTAACGATGCCCCAAAAGGCAAGAATGCTGTCATCCACATCACCAGTGTGTGCTTCGTCATCACCAACGGTCATAGCCCAAATAGCTCCGGCGGCGAGAAGGGCGAAAGCGCGAAAGAAAGAGTTCTGCGACCCAGTGCAGGGGACACCGCTTGCAGTCATGCCGTACATGGCGCACGTCCAAATCTCACCGAAGAAATTCAGAGAGTGCGCGGTGTTGGCAAAGGCGTCGCAGTAGAAGAGCAACGCGGCCGCAAGGTGTACAGACACCGGGGCAGAAGGGTCAACCGTGAGAGACTTGCGCTCAGCGTCCAGCATGATGCCCAAGCGTGGCACACCCATGTCAAATCCGGTAGCGTCCGAAGCGTTGATAGCACACTCCTTAGCGCCTGCGCGAACTTTCTCAACGAAGTGCTTGACTCCGTCAGGGTGGTGGCCAGTGCCGAGGCCATGCAAAGTGGTCTTGCCGGGGTCTTGGAAGTCCATGATGTCCTGCTTGCAAGCGCCCATACTCAACAGGCTCTGGCACACAGAATCGATAAGGGATGCATTCCAGATGATCCTCCATCGGCGAGCCTTAGACTTAACGCCCCCATGAGACTCACTCTTGAGGAACGCTTCCTTAGGGTCCGAGAGGAAAAGGACACGCATCTCCATCGGGGTCATCACGGCCATGCGAGCGCCGGACGCGGCACGCAACAGAAGCCGAATGGCAACCAAGACCCGAAACTCTCCAGCAAT